CATGGAGGTGCTGGCAGCGTTCTTGGCTTGCTTGGTAATCACAGGCCTAATGTTTACTTCCTGCATTTTTATGGGGTAGCGGCCATTGCCTTTGCGTTTAAATACATGGGTCTTGCCCACCAAACCTTGGCCCGGAGTTTTACGGCCCTTGCCTTTGGCAGCACTATTGGTGGTGGCAATAAAACCATCGGGTACCAGGTACTGGCCAGCCTGAATACCACCGGCCACCTGTTTGGGGTTTAGCTTAATTAGGGGAATGCCCTTGGTATTTACCTTAATATTGGCTTCAATTTGTTTTGATGTGGCCTTGGTTACTTTTAACTTTGGCCGTATTAGCTTTTGTTTAACGGCAGATTTCTTGGCAGTACCGCGCACGGTATTGGTTACCACTTTTTTTGCGGTTTTATTAAGCGCTGCCGCCTGGGCCCTTTTCACTTCGATGCCCGATAACTTTTTTAAAATACGCTTGTGGCGCGCCATCTCTAATTTGAAGTGACGCGAATCTATATTCATAAGGGTATTTTAAAAAACCTATGTGAGTGCCAATACCAGAGTAATACGATCACCGAAATAATCGGGACGCACCACCTTGTAAATTAAACCGTCTACGGTGATGGGATCACCACGGCGCACATCTTTAAGAGGCACAGCAGGTGCATCAAAAAGATATGTTTCAGCATCCATACCAAAGGCGCTATCGCCTTTGGATAAATGCCCCGTGACGTTCTGCCCAGCCACTATGGCTTGCGTGCTAACATCTTCATAAAACACATTGGCCAGGTCACCGGCCAGATCGTCACGTAAGGTCATTTAATTACTCCAGCACTAGCCTTTAGCTAGAGCCTCCATTTCTTCATCAACACCGTCACGCTTTGGCAGCTCGGTGTTTGATTTAGTTTTTTGATCAACGCAAATTTCAACCTTGGAAGCAGCCTCAAGTTGTAAAGCAAAACGCTTTTCAAGCTTGATGATCTTCTGGGTTTTTTCATCGGCTTTTGCTGGTAGTACTGGCTGGCCGTTATAGCGAAAACCACGGCTGATTTTTGCCACTACATATTCAGTTTTTGACTTAGCCATGGGCTAACTCCTTACATTTAAAATAAATTTAGACACAAAAAAAGCAGGCTCATGACCTGCTTTGGTTAACCTTAATCAATTAATTAAGGGGTATTACCATAGCTAAACGCAGCTTCGTGGCGAATGGCTGTATCAGCATCTTGGAATACACGCAACACCGTGCCGCCAGACGCCGCCTTGGTTGATTTATCAATGCTTAAATCAACCGTACCCCATAGGCCATACATAAGGTTACTGAAGTCACCAAACAGTAAATCGTTAGCTGGCACACCGTTATGACGGGTGATTGGGTAGCCATTGCACTGGCCATTTTCTGCTAAGAATTCAGCGGTGCCTGCTGCCTTAACCGTGGTTTTCATCGTGCCGATCATAGAGGCGCGTGCTAGATAATGTAGCATTTCGCCCGTGTAGTTTGACTCACCTACGTCGGATTCAAATTCAACAACCTTAGCCCAATCAATGCCACCCGTCATATCAACCGCACCCACACCTGCGGCTGCCAGAATGGTGGCCAAACCTTCCGCATCCATGGCTGAAGCCAAACCGGTTAACAGATCACCACGTACCAGACTTTCAATGCCACCACCAGTTTGCATCATCATGCGGCGGGTAATAGCAACCGAACCTGCCACCGTGCGCGGTGTCATTTGAACTGTGGCCAGCGCCAAATCACTATCGGTTACATCTTCGTCTTCGTTTAACCAATAGAACGTGGCCGATCCTGTTTGCTTAGGAATATCCACATTGCCTTGCAAGCCCGTTAAGAAGCGCGCACCCATGCCACCTAACACAGCATTCTGGCGCAAGGCTTCAATGAACTCACCGCCCATTAAATCAGTGGGCACCATTTCTTGGCCCTTGCCTGCAACGCCAGTATTCATGGAACGCATGCCGTGACCCAGTACTTCATGAGGAACAAAAATACCGTGAGCATCTTTGTCTGCACGCTCGGCCATGGCGTTTGAAATTTCAAATTCAAGCGGCGCATACTTTTTAAGATTGCCATTTGATAAACCACGCACCACATTCATTAATGAATAATTGCGTAATTCTTTTTCAGGCAAATCAAGATGCAATGCCGTTGACATGTCCTTGCTGTCTATACCCGCTGAGCGCTTTTCTTGTAACTGCTTTAGCAAAGCGCCCTTGAATTCTTCGTGGGAGCGACCCGTTGCAATGAACTCATTGCCCAGTTCAGCGGCACCATATTCAGCTGCGGTTTTTGCAATCTCGGACGCATCAGAGCGGGCTTCAGCCACAACATGTACTTGTGGCGATGGCTTAGCAGCTGGCGCTTTTTCAGCGACACGCGCGCCTTCTACTGGAAGCTCGGTTGTTTCTTCATTGTTATCCATAGCGGACATTCCTCGTTTAATAGTGACAGGGTTAAAGGTTTTATTTGGTACAGCTTCTTGGGACTGATGCTCTTCTGAGCGCCCAGACCCAACTGAGGGGTCCGCTGCAATGGACACAGAGCTAACTTCTGTCGGCTCCCATTTGATGGCACGGTAATATTCCGTATCACCTTCCTGACGCTCCAGAACCATTTCATGAATCCGGTAACCAACAGAAACTTGTGTGCGAATACCATCCGCAAAATCTTGAAGCAGTTCTTCACCTAGTTCACTGCGACTGAATTTAACAATACAATAACAGCGAGAATCCGAACCTAACCAGGCTTTAACAACCGCACCGCGCTGATCGTATGGGTTGTGCATATTCAAAAATGCACCCCCGTTATTTAGGCGGGCTAAATCCACTTCATCCGCTTTATGACCCAGCACCTCAACGCCATACCAACGTGATACTTCAAATTCTGAAGAGAATGAAAACTCAGCGGTACGAGCTTCAACGTTGACTGATTCAACATTGACCGTGGCCTCTCGTTTCTGAACATCTAGGCCGTCACGCTGTATTTGCTCTAAAATATTTTTAGGCATTTAACTTTCCTTTAGACATAAAAAAAGCCGCTAATCAGCGGCTTCATTTTTATTGTTACTGTCGGGTGGGCTATCGGTTAACCCATTCAGCTTATTGGCCCGTAGCATTACCGGCTCCATAGCGTCCAGATAACGATTCCAGTTCTCAACGGTTTCGTCTAAATCCAAACCCTTGTCATTGAGCATTTTAATTGGATCACCGTTAAAATTCTTTTTGGCTTCACCTGCGGCTTGCTCATCTTTTAATGGGTCAACCCACTGCCAACGGCGCCCTTGAAAATAAGGCTGACATAAATGGGTTTTATCTGAGGCCTTAAGTCCTTTGATCCCATCTTTCAATAAAGCAATGGAAAGCCAGCGAGTGAATATTTCTTCACAGACTTCTTCAATCATCCAGCGCTGCTTGCGTTTCCAGTGATCTCGATCTTCAAGCACACCTTGGCGCAAGGTGGAAAAACTCACCCCTTCTGCATCATTACCAATCACATTGTAGTTAGCTTCCATGCCGGAACTGGCCGCCCGTAAATTGGCTTTTTGAAATTCAGGCAGCGCAGTATTAGGACCACTGAAGTTTGTTTCTCGCATCCGATAACCGGTCGGCACAACCGTAGACAAGCCCTCTTGCTCGTCTAATATTTCACCCTCTTCTTCTTCGTAATCCTCACTCACTTCAAGTTCAGGATCACGTTCATATACAATCATATTTTCAGACGCACGGCGCGCTTGTACTTGCGCGCTGCTGCGGTATTCATTTATATGATGTAAGTCTAACAGCGCCGCATGAGCCCATGGCACACCACGGGTTTGCCCAGGGCGCCACATGGGAAACGCCAAGGTAATTTCATCGGCAGGTATGCGCATGTATTTGCGGCCATTGAATGACCACACTGAATCACCAGGGTGAGACGTTAATAAATGGTATGCAACTGGTCTTGAGAACCCATCTTGTTCGACCCCCATTACAATACGATTGCCGGTTTTCAGCATGGTATTTAATGTGGCATCTAAATAATCTGACTCAAGCAATTGAACACTGTAACCGTATTTGTTTTTTGCATCATAAATATGGCGAATTATAATGTCGCCATCTTGTGAAACGGTTTTGGCAATTAACTCTTCCAAGCCAGCGCGACTTAACTTGCCGCTGATTTCACAACTGCCCTTTTTGCTCCATTCTTTGTATGCGGTTTCAATGGATTTATTAGCAGCTTTATCAAGCTGACCATCTGATGATGTGATGCGGCTTTGAAATTTAAAGCCTGTTTCACCCACGATGTGTGTTTGTATCTGACCAAGATAACGTTTCATATAACCGTTATCTTCACCGGCCTTACGACTGGCTGCGCGAATACCTTCTAAATCACGGCGAATCCCTTCATCGGCTGAGACTGTACCGCCTTGATGCAAGCTAGTGGCTAAGTCTGTTTTTTGTGCCGCAGCGTAACGCACATGGTTACGATGATTAGGATGGCGTTTTTGTTTCACTGTAACGTTTTTGTCATCTGAAACGTTTTCTTGATGAAGCTGCCAACTGTTCATTTCAACCTCACTTTCTTACCCGTGAAACGTTTCACCTCACCACGACCGGCTTTTTCTTCGTGAACTTTCCATGCGTATTGCTTGCGCAGCTTGTTTAGGTCCATGATAGGAATACGGGTTAGTGCACGGCCATCAATGGAGTAGTTTTCATGGTCGGATAACACACGGCTTTCAATGCGCTTTTCAATGGCGGCCAATACTTTTTCTGCATGACTTAATTGGTCTACCGGCCCACTAATCTCCAGCGGGTTTTCTTCAATGTAGACATACCCACGATCAACCAATACCCGCTCAGCACCCTGCTCACGCATAAGCATCCAAGCGTATTTGCCAGCATCCCAAGTAGCGGAATCAATACTAGGCAATATGACCGACAACAAACCCGCATCAGCGGTGCATGGAATTTCTTTATTGGCTGGGCCAATCAATACATATTTAAACGTCCACAAGCCAAAAGCGTATTCGTCTTCACGGGTCCACTCTTGCAGTGTGCCTGCGGTAAACTTCTTTGGCTCAGACATTTATTAATACTCAATGTTTTTTCCGGCGAGACTTCCCACCAGAACGTTTTAGTTTTTTCTTTGGTTGTTGCGTTTCATCTGCAACATTTTCTGGCGTTGCAAATAAATCGTTTTGATTGAGCTTATCTTCTAATGCGTCCCACTGGCGCGGGGTCATTAAATGAATGCGTTTAGCCCTGGAACCATGCAGGGCATATACCTCGCAATCCCATGCTTCAATAGAGCGTCCGGCTTTTTGCTGCCAAATCTTGCGGCCTTTAATGGTACGGTGCGGGGCCTTAACTTCGCCGGTCATTTGATCCGGGTAATCGGCCCGTACATTTTTATAAATATGAAAGCGGCCCGAGCCAACCCCCTGCAACTTTAAACGCGATGCCATAAGGTCTTTGGCTTTATTGGTGCCCACGATAAACACTTTCAAACCATGCTTGTCGGCCTTGGTTTGTTTCTTGGGGTTTACGTGATCAATACTTTTTAGCTTGGGTGTGACAAATATTTCAGGGTCGGTTTGCGCACTGGACCCCTTGATGGCCATGGTTAATACCTTGGGGTACTTCTTGGTCATGCGCCTTACCCAGTGGTAGGCCGC